TCCGGTCTTGTGGCGTTTACCATGTCCCATGCAATATTGTGAGCGGCTCTATCAGGGTCCTCCACTAACTCAGGGTTTTCCAGTAAATAGTTCAGTTGATCTAATAATTCATGTATGTTTTTCATTTGATTTCTCCTTTTTGTTATTTACTGTATTAAGAATTTTCTTTAATGCTGATAATTTGTTCATTATCCCAATGAATGTCTTTAATACACTCTACGGAGTCTACGTGATAGTTTTCCCACTCACCTTTTGTCTCTAAGGAACGCTCAACTTCTAATAGGCTAGGAAAGTCGAAATCATCAAGTAAATCCTCGGAAGTTTGGCTCTCAACTTGTGCTTGTGTTAGTTCATACGTTGTTTCTAAAACACAAGACGTTTTGACGGTGTACTTTTTAGTCATTGTTTTCACTCCTTTATGTTATCGCAGAATATCGCATAAGGGAGAGGGGAGCAAGGGTTTAGGATAAAAATACGAGAATACGAAATAAAGTTGCGCGGCCCGTGGGTTTTTTGTAATTAATGCATTAATTGACGTATCTATAAAGATATATTTTCAAATTATTTTTTTATTTTTTTATGATTAATATAGACCCTACCGGTGCTACCGTGCTACCATAGAGTTTATTTTGATGTAACCTATTGTTTTTACTACTCAAAACTAGTAGTAGACTAGTAGCACACTAGTAGCATTAAGGGTTTTTAATATGCTACTACTTTGTTAATGTTAAAAACGTCCCATGAGCTTTTGAAATTATTTTTTTGACAAAAATGTTTTAGTAAAATAACTTATATAGGATCGTTAATTAAGGGTTTTTAATATGCCTATAGACCGTAAGAAGATTAAGCTGAAGACAAGCCGCCCCCCAAAAAAGTACGCAAAACGTGATGATTTAGATGTCACAGGCGTTATTTTAAGTAGTCTCACAGACAAACAGAAAAACTTCGCGGAAAATTATGTTGTGAACAGAGGGTTCATGTCTAATAAAGATATTGCTATTGCTGCTGGATCTTCGCCGCACTCTGCCTCTGAACGTGCATCAGAAATGCTGAGAAACCCTAAAGTAAAAAAAGCTATTGAGTTTTTAAATGCTGAAATGTCACCGGCCTTTGATACGAGCAAAAAAGAACACATCCGTCGCCTTCGCACACTGTCTAACAAAGCCGCCAACAACGGCGCTTACGCAGCATCCATAAATGCAGAACAACTAGTGGGTCGGAGTCAAAACTACTACACATCAGTTAACGTTAACTTGTCCGGCTCGATAGAAGATATGTCTATTGAGGAAGTACGTAAAGAGTTAGATGCTTTACGTGAACGGTATGGACCGAAAGAAAAACCAGTAGATGTCGAATATACTGTCGTCGCAGAATCAAAAGTCACAGACGAATCCTAAAGAGAAGGGCTTTTACCAACTCTTTAAAAGGAATGTTCCAGAAGGCTGGTTTATTCGGCGCGTGGAAGATATTTATGCAGGGTTTCCCGACATCCTTCTTTCTACACCTTCTGGAATAATCCAGCAATTAGAACTAAAGGTCGTTACTGGAGGCGGTAAAGTAAAACTGTCACCTACTCAGGTTGGTTATTTAACGAAAACGGGATCGCTAAACGCACCTGTATATTGTTTAGTTAGGTTTATAGATAATAAAACACTTCGGGAATCTGATTGGAGGTTGTTTCATGGCAGCAAGGCCGTGAGTTTAAAACTACACGGCCTTACCAAAACAGAACCCGACTTATTAATTGCAGATAAAAATTACGCTAAACTTTTTGACTTTTTAAGCCGCGACTTCTGAGTATTCATGCTCAGTAAAAACACTGGTATTCTGGTTTGTTGCTTTCGCGTAAAAATATAACTCTTTAACAATATCGGGATGTTGTTCTACAAATATTTTACGGTCGCGCCACGATAACCTTACAAAATAATTATAAAGAGAATCTAAGTCTCTAGATGTACTTATCGAAAGATTTTCAGCCATGATTGTATGCATACCACCGGTTTCATAATTTTCTTGAAGGATTTTTGCATAACGCAGATATAGTGCAACATTAGACATGATTAATACTCCTTTACCCCATATGTTACTTGTAAATTAAGTTTTTCATTGCACGTTCCATGAAGCTCAGTTAAGCACTGAGTAATTTTTTGTAGAATCTCAGGATCACAGGCTGGTAACATCCCTTTACCGCCACCCTCGATTGTAATTTCAACATCTTCATACATTTTAGCTAACTCCATTTGTTTATAGGTTAATCGTATGCGATAATTTAGTTTATAGTATGCGATTAGTCAACCTTTAATTATTCTTTAATTTTTTAATTGACTTTATGTTCGTATGCGATATTATAACCTAGTATAAATAATGGAGCGAATAAAATGATAGAAATAAATAAACCATATTGTAATGAAGAGTCTTATAAATTGGCTGGTATTAATGCGTTTGGATCAATCGACTCGGTAGAGTCTGACGGTTGGATGTACATATGTTCAGTCCTGCTAGCTAAGAATGGACACAAAAAACTTATTGAAGACACTTTTAAAAATAAAAATACGAAAAAAAGTAAAACTGTATTAAGAATAATTATATAAAGCTTGACATTATATGCGATAATGAATAATGTAGGTTTAGTATTTAATTAACCTACAAACAAATGGAGTAAAAAAATGCGAACAAATACATATAAAGTAAATCTAAATAATGAAGACTGGCCTACCTCACTATCTAATGTGACGGGATTCAGAGTCTCCCAAGTCAAATACGAATCAACAGTAATCTCCGATGATCCAAACGCGGAGTTATTAGGTATGGATTTTGTATCGCTCGACAATCAGCGATCTATTATTAGACATAATCCGGACTCGTTTGGTATTGAACTAGGTAGGACTAGCGATAAGTACCAATTGATTACTAATCAATATCTATTTTCAGTTTTGGTACGATCACTAAAAGAGTTTGTAATCGGTGACTATAGAAGTCCTATAGATGAAATTGCGGTAGTTGAAAAGTCAGATTCTAGGAGCTACGGGTCGCGTAATTTTGTCGAAATTCAATTAGCCGGTGAATCATTAAAAGATATTAAGTATTACCATAATGATCACTCCACCAACCAAGGTACACAACTTGCATTTTGTGTTGGTTTTTTAAATAGCTATGATGGAAAATCATCCATTAAGCTGGCAACTGGTCAAAAAGACACTTTTTGTCTTAACGGTTTACCTTTAAATACTAATAGTTTGGTCAAGTTTCAACATTCTAAGACGTTTGTGGAACATTTACACGAGTTTAAGAAAGTCATTAGAAGTGATTATCAAAAATTCTTAATTAGTGCTGAACAATCCCAAATCCTTGCACAAACTTATTTGCCGCCTAGGGAAATGTCGCGATTCTTAGAGCGGTACAACTCTATCGACGAGGAAGGTAGGCCACTATTTAACGATAAATTCATTGAATCTTTGCAAACAAGATTCGAGTCGGAAGCAAAGACTCGAGGGCTTAATGTATTTAGTTTGCAATCAGCGCTAACGAATTACACCACTCATGGTGGTCTTAATAGTCGGGATTCATTTAATTCGATTCAGTCTCGAGAGTCTAAAATTAAACCGTTGTTTGATGGAATCAAACAAGATTATCTAGAGCTTGCCGCCTAATAAATAAACTACCTAACCAACTAGACTCGAGCGTCCTATTTAGGACGCTCTTTTTTTTGCTTGCTTCACATTCTTTTGTATGCGATAATAACGTAAATAAATAAATGGAGCGAAAAATGAATATTACAAAACCGAAGGATGTTAAATTTAAACGATTGTTTTCTGATGACTCACACAAGGCCGTTATGTCTCAAGCATTTAATTGGCTTAATGCTATAAACTACATGGCTCCCCATAACTCCAGCGGATTCGGTGGTACTTTATGCTCTAACGCGAGTCCAGGTTGCGCTTCCTTATGCTTAGGCTGGTTCTCTGGGCAAGCTGCTATTATAAAAAAAGAATTAATAGAGACGGGCATTAATAAAGTAAGGCAATCGCGAATTAATAAGGCCTTATATTTTGTTAATCATAACCAAGCATATTTAGGAGAGGTAGTATATCACGTGCATAAAGCAAAATTCAAAGCGGATAAATTAGGCTTTAAGTTATGTATTAGACTAAATGGTTCAACAGATATCCCTTATGAGAATTTAAAAATTAAGAAATATAATAACAAAACCGTTTATCAGTTATTCCCAGAAATTCAGTTTGTCGATTATACTAAAATATTTAGTCGTTTAACTAGTAAGAACAAACCAAAAAACCTGCATTTAACCTTCAGTCGATCGGAAATTAACGAGTCGGAATGCATAAAAGCCTTAAACTTGGGATTCAATGTTGCAATTGTTTTTGCTGAAACATTACCCGAATCCTATAAATTTGAAAGCGATTCCATGACTAGGAAAGTATACAGCGGTATAGATCATGATTTAAGATTCTTAGATCCGCATTCGGATAGAGGCAATATAATAGGGTTAATACCCAAAGGCAAAAAAGCTAAGAACGACTCTAGCGGATTTGTTGTTCGGTCACATTTAACACATTGACATTATCGCATATAAGGGCTATTGTATATATAGTACTTAATCAATAACCAATAAATCGTATAATTTAAAACAAATAAAGGAATAAGAATATGGCGCATTATAGACTATTTAGAAAAGAACATTGCCGTACGGCAAAATATGAAGCGCAACGGCAACTATCGGGTATCACCCATTATGTTGATGACGATACCCTAAGATATTTTAAAAGTAGAATACTGGAAGTAATATTCTCGGAAGATGGACTTACTTTAGGTTTAATTATGTCGCAGCCTAACTATGAGAATAATGACAAGAGAGAATACAGGTCCGCGTTGTTTAATGTTTTTGGGGTTATTCGCGAATATATGGAGTTTTACGATACCAAGGCGGAAGCCGTTGACGCACTAAACGAGATAAGCAATAAAAACTCAATTGAAGCGTGGATAAAAGAGAGCGCAGAATCCCACAAATTACAGGCAGCTAATGAAAGTAAGTATATTATAGGGTTGCTATAAAACCAGCGGTATGCGATAAACCGTTATCAACAACAAACAAATGGAGTGAATCACATGACCGCAACTGAAGACTTCCCGAGGGTACAGGAATGGTTGGCTAAGCAAGCTACCGGCAAAGATTACCCTAGTAACCTACATCCAATTATCAACCGCTTTAACATGGCCACTATGGACGACTTTCACCGTATAATTAAAATAGAAAAGGTAAGAAAAGGGGATTACGTTCGCAAAAAAACCGGAGCGAAAAAAACATACATCGCCGGAGGTTATTGTAAATATAACAAGCGTTACGAGTTAACAGACACTGAGGACATGAATCGTCAAATATACCTTAAAAAAGGTAAAGATGTGTTCATAGGTTTTACACACTAAACAAACTGGAGTGAATCAAAATGACATTCGAAGAAGTAAAGCAAGCTTATTTAAAAGAATCGGAGGATTTCAACCTAGCTACTGAAGACCAAGTCTATATGCTTTCTTATTGGTTAGATGCTAATGATTATCATAACTCTGCGTTCACAAGATGGTTGGAGGATCAAGAAGGCGCGCTAAATAAAATTATGTAGGAGAATCAAAACAAGAGTTCACCCTAAGCTAGAATAATTTACTAACCGACTCGAGCGCCCTAAAATATAGGGCGTTTTTTTTGTCGTCAAGTAAGCGAGCCACGGTCAATCACTCGTGATACGTTAGCTATGAGCTATAGCTTAGTATAGCTATATGTCCTTATATAACCTGGTATCTGTCCCCATAATAACGGACTCGGTTATTTTGCTGCCACCACAGCGCGTTAGTAGTTGGCCTAGGTCCTAGGACCTAGAATAGATTAGCAAGCGTCGGTAGTGCTTTAAAACGTCGTATAGGGACAATCAAGCTTGATTAGTCGCATATAGCCGCGCGACTTGTAAGCAAGTTAAATAAATCTATAAGAAAAAGTCCGGCAATAGAGCCGCTGGGCTTTAGCCAGATGCAAAAACGATTTTTCGCCGCCGCTTGATGGCCCACCACCATTGCCTGTACCTTTACCACTATTTCTCGCAAACAATGTAATAAAAAACCCTATTTAAAAATATAAGATAAAATTTCAAAAAAACCCTAGTATGCGATACCTTTTACGTGATAGGGTCCCCTTATGAGCCTCCAAGAAACATTAGAAACCCAAGAGCGACGATTAAAGCTCGAGCTACGCTTGGCCCAATTAGAACGGGTTGAATCTGGCCAGAAAAATTTTTTAGAATTTGTGCAAATGATGTGGCCTGAATTTATTGTAGGCAATCATCACAAGACGGTAGCTGAAAAGTTCCAGAAAATAGCGGACGGGAGCCTCAAGCGTTTAATCATTAACATGCCGCCGAGACACACGAAGTCGGAGTTTGCTTCTTATCTTTTGCCAGCGTGGATGATTGGCAATAATCCAAATATGAAAATAGTACAGGCCACGCATACGACGGAACTAGCGGTGAGCTTTGGTCGTAAAATCAAAAATCTTTTGGAGCGCGAAGATTATCTGGAGGTGTTTCCCGATGCCAAGCTGTCCTCGGACTCGAAAGCCGCAGGCCGATGGGACACGGCTCGCGGAGGAATGTACTACGCGGTAGGGGTGGGTTCCAACCTAGCGGGACGCGGTGGTGATTTGATTGTAATTGACGATCCGCACTCCGAGCAGACGGCGATGTCGAACAACGGATTTGAAGATGCGTGGGATTGGTACACAGGTGGTCCAAGGCAGCGGCTGCAACCGGGCGGTGCAATAATTCTGGTAATGACGCGGTGGTCGGAAAAAGATTTGACAGGTCAGTTGATGCGAGCGCAGTTACGCGATCCCCATGCCGATCAGTGGGAAGTCGTGGAGCTACCAGCTTTGCTTCCGTCTGGCGCTCCTTGCTGGCCTGAATATTGGTCTTTGGAAGATTTGGAAGCGGTCCGCGCATCGATACCGCCGAGTAAATGGAACGCGCAGTATCAGCAAAACCCCACGGGCGAAGAAACGTCTATCCTCAAGCGCGAATGGTGGCAGCTTTGGGAGAAGGAGCAAGTACCGCCGTTAAGCTATGTAATCCAGTCGTATGACACGGCGTTTAGCAAAAAAGAGACAGCGGATTACAGTGCGATCACGACATGGGGGGTTTTCTACCCTGACGAGGGGGAAGTGGCGCATTTGATGCTACTCGATAGTAAGAAGGGGCGGTGGGATTTCCCGGAACTGAAAACAATAGCTTTGGAGCAGTATAGCTTTTGGGAACCCGAAACGGTTATAATAGAAGCGAAAGCGTCTGGAATGCCCCTGACCCACGAACTGCGGAACATGGGGATACCTGTCGTGAACTTTACACCGAGCAGGGGTAACGATAAGATGAGTCGCGTTCACGCTATATCGCCGTTATTCGAGAGCGGTATGATCTGGGCGCCTGACGAGCAGTGGGCGTTGGACTTGATTGAGGAATGCGCTCAGTTTCCGAACGGCGAGTATGACGATTTAGTGGATAGCACGACGCAGGCGCTGCTGCGGTATAGACAGGGAAACTTTATCCAGTTACCTTCGGATGACTGGGAAGACGAGGAGGCCGATACGGCACCCAGCTATTATGGGTAGTCGAGCGCGGCCATAACGTGTTAGGGTTAGTGGGACGTATTCGCACAACCTAAATTGAAAACGTATAAAATAGGATTAAATAGATGTTCGATAAGAGGTATGGAAGAGGAGTCCCGTTATGATTGGTGATGTAGGCGAAGAAGGCGACCAAGGCGTAGGAATTAGTGAGGGCATAGGCGGCGGCATAGGCGGCG